GAGAAAGGGAGGAAAATTACACAGGCAATACACACATATACGCCACATATTGGGCAATATACAGGGGGGTAGGCATGGGTCAGGTGGGGGTATGGGGTACGTATGCATGAATATCTACACAGATGGGGAAAATTAAGTGTTAACCACAGGGGTAACTGACACATATATGATAAATAGTGTTGCATTAATATCACAAGTATGATATAATCGTACAAGAGTAAAAAAAAATGCTCTTGACAAAAACGCCAAGTGGGGGTATAACTACACTTAAATGAAACACTTAAATGTATAATAACTTAATATATAAAAAACACTTATATGATACACTTAAATGTACTAAAGAATAGAAGCCTCCGTAAGTTAATTTAATTTCGTGCTTGACAATGCCTAAAAAATCAGTAAAACTATATGTACCAGAGAATATGCTCGATGCATTTTATGATGCTGTTCGTAGTAACAAACTAAAAGACCTACATATTCCTCATAGTTCCGTGTTTTATGTACGTGCTGCCATTGAGGCAGATACAGGTGTTCGTTATACACTAAAGCACGTAGAGAATGCAATGAAACATGAAGGGATGTTAACAGATGTTTGAGACATGGGTACTTATATGTGCCATAGGAAGTCCATTATGTCATACTTTAGTTGATGAATATGGACCATACAAGAATAAAAAGCAGTGTATAACACGTGCTTATGAGATAGCAGCAGAACTACCAGAACACATGCCTAACTATGAAGCTGTCAAATACAAATGTATGAAAGTTGAAAAAGACCTAGAAGGTAAGATAAACACAACATGGCAGAAAAAAAGAAAAAGCGTGGAGGATTAAAAGGATTCACTCAAAAGAGTGGAGATATGCGACCCACTAAAGGTGGTGCAGGGATGACCAAGAAAGGTGTCGCTAAATATAGAAGGCAAAACCCGGGCAGTAAGCTAAAAACAGCAGTAACAGAAAAGAGTCCATCTAAAGCTAGAGCCAACAGGCGAAAGTCTTACTGTGCTAGAAGTGCAGGTCAGATGAAAAAATTCCCTAAAGCTGCAAAAGACCCGAATAGCCGATTAAGACAAGCTAGAAAAAGATGGAGATGTTAACATGGCTGAATCATATTTAGAAAAAAGAAAACGTATTCTTAAAGAACAAAAGAAAAGGTTTGAAGCAAAGAAAATGACAGGTGGTGCAGGGGATGCAAGTGTTCCTCGAAGACGACCTAAGAAAAAATCAACAAGCAAACTTGCTGCATTACCTATATCAGGTAAAAGCAAAAGAATGCAGAAGTCTAAATCTAGACTGAATCCTTCGGTAGATTATTCTAAAACACCAAAAGCTCCTAAAGGAACTATCAAGAAGAGTTCATTAGGTGCAAGAAATAGACCGACAGGTAAAGCTCCCACAACTAAAAATATAACTAAGAGTGCTTTAGGTGCAAAGAAGCCAACAGAAAAGTTTTCTTCTTTTGGTGCTGCTTTCCGTGATGCTAGAAAAAGATTAGGCACAGGAAAGTTCTTTACTTATAAAGGAAAGAAATACAGCACAGTTACTAAGTCTGAACTAAAAGGTATGTCTCTTAAAGATTATCTCAATAAATTAAAAAAGAAGGGATAGTAAAATGGCAGTAGCAAGTTTATTATCTAAAATAACTAGAAGAAAAAGAACTTTAAAAGACAGAACTAGAGAAGTTAAAGGAAAAACTAAATCTAAGAAGTTTGAAGAGATAAGAAAAAAAGCCGATGAAGCTGACAAGAAAAAGGCAGATAAGGCTGATAAGAAAGCTAGTTCACCTAAGATGGCTGCAGAAAAGAAAGCTGCTAGACCTGCTAGAGGTGATGCAAAAGACCTAAAGAAAGATGATACTCCTAGAATTAAAAGACTAGAGTCATTAAAGAAAAATATAGGTCAAGACCAAAAAGGTAAGATAAATAGATTGTTTGCTGATAAAGCTGAAGGTAACTTTAAAGGTAAACAACAAAGAGTTCTAGCTGCAGGACCTGCTAAAGGTTTTGACAAAGCAGCAGATAAAGTTAAAGATTTGTATGATAAAATTAAATCAGGTAAGTATACACAAAATCAATATAGAGAATTTGTAGATGCACAAGCTAAAGTTAGAGATGCTATGCTCAGAAGAGGAGATGCTAATTTAGCAAAGAATAAAAATCTTACAAAAGCTATGTTAAATATTAAACCTAAAAATCCTGCTGATTCTATAGGGGGTGCAAAAAAAGGTTTAACTGCAAAAGAATTAGCAGAAAAACTAAAGAAGCTAAGAGCTAAGAATAATAAGGCTCAAGGTGGTATGGGGTTAAAGATGCCTAGTGCTGACCAAACAGGTCTAAAAAAACTACCTACTGAAGTACGTAACAAAATGGGTTACATGTATGGTGGTGGTATGGCTAAAAAACCTAAAATGAGTAGTATGGACTATCGTAAAGGTGGCATGGTCATGATAGTATTAGACATGATGAAAAAGAAAAAGAAAGGTAAGTAACATGGCAAAAGAGATGGATAATAAAAAAGCTATCAAAGAATTTGAATCTTACATGAAAAGAGAACGTGAGAAGATTCTAAAAAAGTATCCGGGTGAAGAAGGTGAAAGAATGATTAGGGATTTCTTTGTAAAAAAGATGCCTAGGAAAAAGCCTACGGATAAAAAAATACGTGTAACAAAGCCTAGAGCTTTGGCAATGAAAGGTGGAATGATGAAAAAGAAAACTAAATATATGGCTAAAGGTGGCATGAAGAAAACAAAGTATATGGCTAAAGGTGGAATGAAAAAGAAGACAAAGATGATGTCTCGTGGTGGAGCCGCTAGACGTAGATAATGTCTTATCTTATAAGTAACGTACCACATTTTAAATGTTGGGTACGTAAGGAGTTTACTTGTAATCATATGGATTATCATGGTGAATACCTACACGCATTAGCTTTTGCAGTTAATACTATACCTGACAGGTCACTAAGTTTTCAGGTAGTCTTTACAGGATGTACAGAAAAGAATAATGTACATGGTGGTGCAATGTGGGCAAGAATGCCAATACAAGCACTAGTGGCTGATATACCTGTAGATGAGTGGGCAGAACCAATGGAAGACCATCTGTGTCAACCTTGGGATTGTGAATCTAGAAACCATAGTGTTATAGTCATGGATAGAGTTAGTTCTTCTCCGTGGTTATGCAAAATAGCTAACGAGTTCTATACTGCTAGATATATGTTTACTGTAGATTATACAGACCACGATATAGCAGATGACCCTGCACAACATAAACAATCACATGTAATGTATTTGTTGAATGCAGGTAAGTGGACAGGTAATATTGTCGCACTACCTAATAACAGAGTTAGAGCAACAAGTCCTGCATTATGGGTAACAGGAGAAGGTGCTCCTGATTTTACACCCTCACAGTGGACTCACTCAGCAGAGTCACATGAATCCTACCTAGACCCTTTCACCACATTTAACAATCTATACGAGGATACCAATGGCAGAAAAAGCAAAAGCAAAAACAGCAATAAAAAAAGTAGCAACTAAATTAAGAAAAGCTAGTAAAGCTCATGCAGGTCAAGCAAAAACTTTATCATCGCTTAACTTTAAAAAAGGTGGTACTCCAAAAAAGAAAAGTACAGTAAACAAAGCAGGTAACTATACTAAACCTGAACTACGTAAAAGAATATTTAACAGAATAAAAGCAGGTGGTAAAGGTGGTGCTCCGGGTCAATGGTCTGCACGTAAAGCACAGATGATGGCAAAGGCTTATAAAAAAGCAGGTGGTGGGTACAGAAACTAATGGCTAAGAAGAAAGACCCTAAAGTTGGCACAGGTAAAAAACCCAAAGGGTCGGATAGACGTTTGTATACTGATGAAAACCCTAAAGACACAGTTAGAATTAAATTTGCTACTCCAACAGATGCTAGAGCGACAGTCGCAAAAGTTAGAAAAGTTAATAAACCTTATGCACGAAAGATACAAATCTTAACAGTTATGGAACAACGTGCAAAAGTTATGGGTAAGACAGCAGTTGTAAAAATAGCTAAGTCAGCAAAAGAAAGTTTAAAAAGAGCAAATGAGCGAAAAAAGAAAAAGATGTGAGACTTGTGAATGTTACGATTGCGATTGTGAAGAGTGCAACTGTGATTGCCACGAAGAAGAGGAGGTACAAGGAGTACCTGTATAATGATTGAGTTTGTGCTTGTGTTTATGATGGGATTAAGAGTAGTAGACCAAACACAAACCTTTGAAGACATAGATAGATGTTTGTACTTCGCAGAGAGATTGCATAAGCAACCTTCAATACCACAGCAGGAAGGACCTAATCTACAGATAACAGCATATTGTAAGCCTAGAAGGAAAAGATAATGTTAGCAGAACTAGCTGCGGCAAATGCCGCTTTCAGTGTAATAAAAAGTTTCGTGTCTAACGGAAAAGAACTTACAGGATGTGCTAAACATATATCAGATTTTGTATTCTCAAAAGAACAACTAGAGAAGAAAGCAAGTAAACAAAAATCTAAAGGTGGTGGTTCTGATTTAGAAGAGTTCATGGCTCTTGAGCAAATAAAAGAAAAAGAAGAAGAACTCAAGAAGATGATGATATATATAGGCAGACCCGGACTGTGGCAAGATTGGCAGGCTTTTCAAGCTGAAGCAAGAAAGTCTAGACGTTACCAAGAGAAGATGAGAGAGAAACGTCAAGCAGAATTAGTAGAATACTTTGGTTATGGAATAGCTTTTATATTTATATTATTCTTTGCAGGATTACTAGCTTGGATTGTTGGTAAATGGACAGGGAAACTTTAACACCTTGCATAGGTGTATGCACATTAGAAGATGATGTATGTATAGGATGCGACAGAACAATAGAAGAGATTAAAGAGGCATATGAAAACAGTATGGCATTAAAAAAATCACAGAGGTCGTTAGTTGCGTGGGGCAAACAAAAATGGAGAACTAAGTCAGGCAAACCTTCTACACAAGGGTCAAAAGCTACTGGTGAACGTTATCTACCTGAGAAAGCGATTAAGGCTCTTAGTGCCAGTGAATACGCCGCCTCTACGGCTGCTAAACGAAAAGCAACTAGAAAAGGTAAACAAGTGGCTAAACAACCCAAAAAGATTGCAAAGAAAACATCAAGATTTCGTAAATACAGCTAAAGTAAAAGAACAGATAAGACTTGCAAGGATGCAGGAGAAAATAAAGAATGATACAAGCACTAATAGGACCACTCGCAAATCTCGCAGGAACGTGGTTTCAAAACAAAGTAGAAAAAACAAAAGCCGATGGTCTCGCTAAAATAGCTGAAGCCAAAGCTAGAGCAACCGTTGCAGAGAAGGTAGCTGCAGGTGAAGTAGAGTGGGAAGGTAAGATGGCAGATGCCACAGTAGATTCGTGGAAAGACGAATTTGCTTTAGTTGTGCTGTTAACCCCTGCGATTTTAGTTTTCATTCCGGGTATGACAGAATATGTGGAACATGGATTTAGTATATTGGCAACTTTACCAGAGTGGTATCAGTACCTCTTATATATCGCAATTAGTGCATCGTTTGGGATTAAGGGTGTCGGACAAGCAGCAAAGATGTTTAAAAAGAAATGACATATAAAGCAAGAATGTATTTGAAATTATCATCATTTATATGTAATATAGGTAATTACTTTTGGAGAAAACACGTAGAGGAAATACGTAAACAACAAACATCTAGGTTAATATAATGAATTTAATGACAATACAAGACGAAATAGCTGAAGACGAAGGAATAAAATATGAGTTGTATCTATGTTCAGAAGGGCATTTGACCGGGGGAATCGGACATTTGATTACTGAATGGGATGCAGAGTATTATGATAAACCTATAGGAACAAAGATTCCAATTGATCAAGTAGATGATTGGTTTGCAAAAGATATCAAAGTGTCTGTGAAAGACTGCGAAGATCTATTTAGCAACTTTTTC